GATATTTAGCGGCTTGCAATTCGGGAAAAATAGTCATTTTTGTTCTTCTTCTTTTGTTAATTCTTTAATTACGTTGATTACCTCAATAGCTTCTTTTGCATTCTTTGCATTAATTATTTTTTGCGCAATTTCTGGAACTTTTCCAGCTGCTGATTTGCGTGCTTTCAAATTTTCAATAACGCTTATACATTCGATTGTGCATGATGCTAAGCAAGCTAGTGCTATGCCGGCGGGAATGTATGTCTTGAAAACCATGTGTATCGCAATATCAACTATAATGCCAAAATAAAAAATTGACAAGTAATCTCCTAACTTTGTAAATGTCATTCTTAATCCTTGACTGTGTACCTTCTCTTTAAAAGCCTTTGCCTTCTTTATTCCTGTCGACAAGTCGATGAGGATAGCTGCCGATATCATAGTTGATGCTATAACGAAATAAAACGCTTCTTTGATTAAGAAGTCAACTACATGTAAACCTTTAATAATTTCGATTACTTGTTCCATTATTCTTCTGTTAATTTATGTTCTTTTTCCCATTGCTCTTTTTCTTCATTTGTACATTCTAACCAAAAAGAGGCATGACAACCTAATGCTACTTCTTTTGAGAATATTCGTATGTCATTTTCCCACTCTTCATAAAGCCAGTTATCTGGTAATTCAGGTCTTTGTATTCTTAATTCTTCCATAATTTTTATGCTGTTATATTCCAATTTTTTGCGGCTGCAAGTGCTATTGTTTCTGGAGTTAATTTTGCATACGGATAAGTCCCACATTTAATTGTATGGGCTGCTCCTGATGTAAAATCAAAAAGATTGTTAATTATTCCGCTAACAAAATTTTCATTCCAAATAGAAGCATCTATATTAGCGTTCCACGTTGCATGACTTAAAGAGCTAATATCTAAGTTAATATCCGTTCCAGCCCCGATAATTATATTCGATAACTTATAGCAATATACGAATGTGTTAGAGCTCGCAAAACTCGTTAACTTCCCAAATGTTACTGCTGTCAGATTTGAGCAATAAGCGAAAGCAGCAGCCCCAATTGACTGGGCAGCTGGAAGTGATACTGTTGTTAGATTTGGGCAATAACCGAAAGCAGCAGCCCCAATTGACTGTGCAGCTGGAAGTGATACTGTGGTAAGATTTGAGCAAGGATTGAAAGCATAAGCCCCAATTGTCTGTGCAGCTGGAAGTGACACTGTTGTAAGATTTGAGCAAGAATTGAAAGCACTATCCCCAATTGACTGTGCAGCTGGAAGTGATACTGCTGTCAGATTTGAGCAACCATGGAAAGCACTAATGTTTGTAATTGCCTTCAAATTGGACATACTTACAGCTGTAAGGTCTTTCATACCATAAAAAGCATACGAGCGGGATATTGTTTCAATTACATTATCATCTATTTGGAGAGGAACACCAGTAAAAACCCCATTCGTTAATATCTCCATACATGATTTTCCAATTGTTAACAAACCTTTATTCATAAGCCCTGACGATATGTTATATGAATAATCAATCTCTATCGTTAACTTGTCATCTTCTGCCAAGGCAGGCAATGTTTCTGCGTATGTAATTACACCGTCAATTATTGAGACGATTAGGTCTTTCTGCATAGACGAGCAAATGCCAACCTTTTGTGTTTCGTTTACAATTAAACGGATATTTTCAATGTCAAACGAATTGCAGTTAGAACAATCAATGCTTCTTGTTCCTGCCGTAAATGTATATCCCTTTATTAATGTTCTCATATTATAATCCTGCGTATATTAATGGAAGTAACTTGTTAAGCTCTTCGTTCGTTTTACTACTGCTCCAAACTTCCGTTAGGCTTACTGTATTGTCGTCAATCATTGTTCTGGCGTCCTCGCCTTTGTCGCCTTTGTCGCCTTTGTCGCCTTTGTCGCCTTTGTCTCCCTTATCTCCTTTGTCGCCTTTGTCGCCTTTATCGCCTTTATCGCCTTTGTCGCCTTTGTCGCCCGCATCGCCTTTGCCAAAGCCTGACATGTTAACTACTGTAGTAAAAGCCTTGTCATCGTCTAACAAAGATAAAAGCATTTCGCGGTTTTGCAAAACAATATCAGACGAAAAAACATCACTATCATTTGTTAATGACATTATGACATTTTCAGGAATAATATGTATAAGAGTCGTTAGCATGTTAAATTTTCCTGTGAATCAAATTATCGTTTACCTTGAAATATGACACATGACGTGTACTGCCGATTCTTAACCCCTCATCGATAGTTATAGCTATCTCGATATAATTGTCTCCTACTAGTTTAGCTGACTGCAAGTTATTTATCACGAACGAGTAATATTCGTTGTCTATCTCAATTGACCCATCTGCTTGCAAGCCTTCTTTGTTTGTAAAAAGTAGTTGAACATTATTCTTTTCATTTCTTATTAAAGCACTTATTTCAACACCCTCCAAATCGGTTATAGGAGTAACGACACTGTCAACAACCTCTGATAGTGTTCCAACGATAGCGATATTAGTTCCTGCTTGATATTCCGTTGCCATTTTAAAGTCCTCCTATGATTTTTATTCGTCCATTCCTATCACTTTTATTCAAACAACAGGGTAATAGCTTGATATATTTAAGATATTCCAAGCAGTCATCAAGATAACGTATACCAATAGCCAGAGCATCATTACTTATACGCAACAATGTCTTTTCGTTTGAATGTTCACTATATTCGCTATTTTTAAACATTGTGCCAAAAGCAGTAACGTTAAAATCTTGATTCAGAATCATTTTTGAATATGCAATATAAGCAACCGATTTGCGTAAGCCTTCAAAATAATGATTATCATTATCGTAATAGCCACCGTCAAGCAAAGTTGTATAATTCTCCTTATTATCCGAAATGTTTTTAAAAAGAGATGCGCCAAAAGCAGGTAAAACATACAAGCTCTCTGCTTCTTCTATATATACAGTAATCCGACTGAGCGGAATATTGTCAGCAATTGGTCGTATATCTTTTATGTCGTTAATTGATGCTATCATTGTGTTAATGGTATTAATCTATTTATGTCATCTTCGCTTATATCCCACAGTGCTGCTGCAATTGACCTTTTTTGTGTGTCAGTCATATTTGAGTTAATTATATCAAGGAGCTGCGATAACCCTGCATCGCCCAGCCTTTCAGCTAATGATAAATTTGAATTAAACGAAAGCGGCTGAATTTCCGTGCTAATATCCGTTTGCTCTTTAAAATTATTTAATAATTCAGAGAATACACGTTCAAGAACTAACCTCTCATTGCTTGTCGTGCTGTTATAGTAATCGTATGCCTGCTCCATAAGCTCTGAACCAAAACCAGCTCCTACATTCTCGCATCTAAGTATCGGAGGTTGAGTAAAAGCCCTACCGATGGCATCCTTTACTGCTTCCCTTGAAACTGTAAATTCTTTGTCATAGGAATTACCAGAGATTTTTAAAAATTCTGGAATCTCTTCCTTGCTATTCACACTCATATATCCAACCTTATTTGCATTCCTGCTGCCCTGCATCTGCTTAATGACCTTCTCTGCATCCGTTTCGCCTTCGTCATTATCTGTCTCTTTGTTTAATATATCTATAAAGAACCCAGACGGCAGAAATCCGCGCGTTGCGTTCCTGTTCGTTATATCAGAGATAGCCTCCTCAGTGTTCATATCTGTTAGCACTTCATCAAAGATAGGTGTAGGATAAACGCCAAAACCTTCGTTTGAATAGTAGAAAATCTGTCCTTTGTAGTTCTCCCAACCGCCAGCGGCTGTTACTTGTTGTTCAATAACATCTGGGTCCGGATTATAAAGGTCTATAAAGTCAATGTCCTCACGTCTCCAACGTCTCGATAATAAGTTTCTACGCCCCCAGTCAGGGTGTAACGCTATTTTCGTAAAATTACCCTCTTCATCAAGTGCCTGAAATCGGGCATTTTCGAGCGGAACATGTGATATTGTTGTTTTTTGAAAATTTGCATTATAATTGACGTGCATACAAAAGCCTCCAAATAACGCAAAATCACGAGATATATCATGTAAAAGGCTGTCAAGTGTCTGCGAATTATTAATAAATAGCTGATATGCTTTTTCATCTGCAAACCCATTGCCATTGATAAATTTCGAGTAGTTAATGAAACAAGACTTGCCGGTAACGGAAGAAAAGACAATATCAACGACTTTTTGCGGATAGTCATTGTCATTTCCGTACAGTTGAATGTTAAGCGATTTGCTGTTTACTGAATCAAATCGATTCTTCTCAGCGCATAAAATTGAAGCTTTCATGTTGTTTGTATTTGTTCTTTGTGCTTAAACCAATAAGCACAAAGAGGTAAGGAATATTATATTAATTCCTTTGTTTGTTTTTGTTTTTGCTTTTTTTAACAATTGGAGATGGTTTCTCCTCCTCCTCTGTCTCTACTACAACCTTTGCTGCTGCAACAGGTGCCGGATACAATCGCTTTTCAATATCTTCCGGTAATTTGTCAAATAATTTTATGCAGTCGGGATTTGTACGTAAATGGTACAATGCCCCTTCTTCTGTCAAATTAAAATTAGACATGGTCAATGAAGCATCGCTGTTTACAACGTCACGAAGTAATGCGCCTGCTCTTAACCGGTATTCCAATGTTTTCATATCTGTAATATTTTTAAGATTTATCAACTCTATGTACGCATCGCATACACAATTATTGCAACCGCCTACATTCCTTTTTAAAAAGAAGAGCGAAAGCTCTTTAATCTCTTTTTTTAAAGTTAAGTTAGTTGCAAGCTCTTTCATCAACATATCTATGCTTGCATAAATGGACTTTGTAGCCTGCAACTTTCTTAGTCGTTCAATCATCTATATTTATAATTATTCTCCTCCTTCAGGAGCTGTATACAAACCTGCTAAAGCTGTCTCAGTTGCGGCTAAAGTGGAGGCAAAATAAGACAAAGGTAATTGACCCTCTTTGCTGTTCTCATCACTTGCTAACTTCGCTGTAAACACTACGTTGTCAGCAAAATCAGTTGTAAACGCATTCTCGCTTAATTTCAAACCACTATCCCAGCCATATACCTCGTACTTTGTGTTACCACTTGCACCCGTCGCACGATTTTCAACAATCGCAACTACTCGAGCATTGGTCAGCGAATTGATAAAATCTTTGCTCGTTTGGTTTTTAACAAATATTCTCAAAGTCACGGCATGGTCGTATGAATCGATATACGTTCCTTTCGCGAATGTTGCTTCTCCCGTCGTTGCTTTGTCTATTGATTCAAACAAATATGCAAGTTTATCTGTTTTTAAAACGAGAGATGTACATACACCTGACGAAACAGTACTTGCGGCTTTGTCAATATCGTCGTAATTAGCAAGCACTACCTTTGTGCCTGTTCCTGATGTTGCCATCTTACCACATTCTGCTGCGGTTAATCCTGCTGCTATTTTTGCACAATCCATTTTTTTTGTCCTTTCTTTTTTTTAAAAATCCGTGTGCAGAATTTTAAGTTCCGCACACGAATTATTTTGTTATTATATTGCTACTACAAACATTCTTGGGTTTAACAATTTAGCATCAGCCTTGCCCATTAACTCAATCTTAACACGTCTGGAGTCAGGGTCTTGGCGTACACTTGCATCAGCAAATGATGCGATGCTGTCCAGTCCTACTGCCAAAAAGTCCTTATGTGTATATACTGCTCTATGAGGGTTAACCAATTTTTCACCATTGTTATAGTAAGAAAGTATTATCTTATCCCATATAGGTAGTGCTATTAAAGGTATGCCGTTGAAGGTTAATGTTTTTTGACCGTTTACCAAATTTGTGTATAAACCGTCTAAAGATAATCCTTGCAAAGATTTTGAATAACCATCATAGAATGATTGTGTGCAAAGGATGAAGGAATCAGCTTTTGAACGCAAAGTGATATCAGCTCCATAAACCATTGATTCCAAATAACCCTGCACGTTTGTTTTCACAAGTGCTTGTGCTGAATAACTAGCTCCTGCATTTTCAGTAACAGTTACCCTTTGTGCAGAATTTACAGTATATTGAGTTTCAATTTGTTTGAAGAAACCGTTTAAGATAGTGAAATAATCAGCATCAACACCCGGAGTGATTGTGCCACCTGAATAAATAGTGATTTTATTTTCTTCGTCTTTGCTGTAGTAAACAGTATCTGGTGCTGCGTTACCTTCTGCTGCCGTTGCTGCTAAATAAACAATCGTTTTATTTGCAAGAGAACATTTAACTGCTCCTGTAGTCGCTGCTGTTACACCTGCATAAACTGTACCCTCAATAGGGCTACCTGTTGTTTGTTCTGTTGCTGCTGCTGTTGGTAATTCTTCAACTACGGTGTTTGTTGCTGCCGTGTCGCTAAACCAAAATAGACGAATGATAAAATCCTTAACGCTATTTGCTAAGACTTCCAATATAAGATTAACGTAATCAGAGCTGCTAAAATCTTGTATTGCGATGCCTGTTCTAAGTGAATAAACACCTGCTGTAGCTTCAATGTCTTTGAAACATTCTGCGATATATATCTCCCAGCCTTTAGGCTCCCAAACGATTTTACGTGTTCCGATATTATACGCTTGAGGTGTAGGGTCGCAACCTTGATTAGCTACTCCAACAAGTCCACCTGCTCCTACAAAGCCAATTTCTTTGTCGTAAACAATGCCTTCATAAACAGTATGAAGTGCTTCGAGTTCTGGGCTCTTTACTATCTCGTCATATAGTAACTCTTTAACCGAACGTATTTGCTCGTCGGTAAACGAAAAATTTGAAAAATTTAAAATTGATGCCATTAGTTTTGTTCCTTTCCGCCCAACATTTGAGCTCTTTTGTTTTTAATTTCTGTCTTTAAATCGTCATAGCTGTTTGCTGCAGGGCTTTTCCTGTTTACCTGTCTAACGGAAGGCTTGTAGTTTGATTCTACATTCTTTTTTAGCTCATTAATAATCGCAACTGCTTCATTTAGTGATTCTCTCAATTTAGCATTAGTAGCGATTAAATTAGCCACTTCTTCTGTTTGTGATTCAGCCTCTTTGATTTCAGTAATCACACCTTCAGCGATTGTAATTGTACGCCCGTCAGGTAACTCAAATGTTCCATCTGGTTGTGCACTCATGCCTACTTCTAGTGTCTCATCTTCTGCTTCTGTAGAAAATAACACCTTTCCTTCTGCATCGGTGAAGTCGAAATTGACGGCTCCACCTGTTAACAAATTCTTTACCTTTGCAAGTAAATCATTTGTTGCTTTTAAAACTTCTTCTTTGTTCATCTTTTCTTTTTTTGCGTTAATAAATAAATCCTTTTTTAAATTAGTATTATAACCGTTTATTTTTGAAATAAATCCATAATTAAGCAGCTCATCGGCTGTCCTCATCTTCTCCTCCTTCATGAGATTTTCAAGCGTTTCAAAATCAACCCCTGTTCTATCGGCATAGATATTCAAAATCGCTGTTTGTTCTCTTTCTAATTCTTCCATCATTCTTTTTAAATCGTCCACATTTGCATTTTGAACAATAGGCATCATTACTTTATGTATGAGTGCTCTACAATTTTTGTTTGCCGTTCGATTTTCTTTAGGTGCAGCGAGAAGTATACATATAGCCATTGAATGGCAACCACCCTCGATATTACAAAAAATGTTTTTCCCACTCGTGCGGATAGCATCATATATAGCAAGCCCTTCACTCACACTTCCACCGTCGCAATGAATGTTAAATTTAAAATCGTTCTCATCTGGATTTTCGTCGAGAATCCTTTGAAAAGTATCTAACGAAAATACAACATCTTGGTCAGCACCCCACATCGCCATCCATCTGTTGTCTTCTTCACTTGAAATCGGTAAATGTAATTTTATTTCGACCATAAAATATATCTTTTATTTATCTACAAATATGTTAATATTTTTATTTAAAAAAAAATAAAAAGCGTTAAATTTTAACACCTCCTAATTTTTATAAGGAATTACAAACGGATAAGCTCGACTTGTGTCGTTTTCCCTGCTATGTAGTTCTTAATCTTATTTACATAGAAAAACGCTCCGAACTTCCTTATAAATACCGGTATAACCTGCTTAAAATTTACAATATCTTCTTCGTTCAAATTAAAATAAGCCGTGATTTTAAGATAATTTTTAAAGATAAATTCATCTGAATAGATTCCAAACAGATAATCATAAAACTCCAAACATTCAGAGGCTGTAACGGGCTGAACTATATAATTATAATAAGCGAAACCACTACTAGGAAGGACATATACAGCTGAATAGTGAAAAAATTGTGGGAACTTCATGTCCTCCCATTCGGTTGCCAGCCCTTCTGTATTCTTAAACCATGTTACGGAATGTGGGTCGGCACTTTCAACGCTCAACTCCTCTCCGCATATTGTTTTTTCGTTTGATAATGTTTCGTTATTTATAGAAGCATAAGCCTCATCTGTTTTCCCCGTCTTTTCATTTTTAGTAAAGCGCAACATATTCTTTTTCGCATAAGTACCATCTGGTTTATAAACCTCCTCTATCGTTTGAGATATGTCCAGTTTGTCGCTCCAATCAATAGCTAAATATCTATTTTGATACACTTCCGTTAAAGTGTTTAATTTTACAACCTTGTTAACTTCGTCAACTTCGACCATTAAACCAAACAGTCTTATGAAGGTCTTGAAAAAATCTTCTGCGGTAGCCCAACCAATGTTCGGGGCAATATCCATTTGAGTTCCGGGAACAGCATAATCAGAAGTAATCACTTCATGTGTTATTGACAAGTAACATGGGATTCGCACGACCGTATCAGTGGCTTTAATAGTATTTTGCCACACACCGATATAATCATCCTTATATGCACCTGACTCCGGTGCATCTGTTACATCGTTTATTACTACATCGTTAACTTCTGTTCTGCCATTATAATGAAGAACAACACTACAAACATGATAGCCGGGATATTCTGCTTTTACAATAAAATCACTTCCTAGCAAATTGACACTTGATAAGGCGTTATCCAAATAACTCCCCGACTCCTGAGCAGTCTTGTGCATCGTGAACGATGTTTCGAAATCGGCAGGCATCGTTGCAAAATCGCTGTCAGGGAATTTTAAAAACAAAGAGACCTTCGGGAATATCCCTTCACCCCCTATCCCTATTTGATAGCCACTGTAATAATTACCGTTAAAAAAGAATTGTTTACATATTGAATTACCGTGTCCGCCGGTGTTGCCGTTATGAAAGTAACACCGTGAGATTGCTGGTTCTCCCCCCTCCTGCAATTGGGAAGGATAACTGGTGTAATTCACATCTGCAAGACGTATGTTTGCGTTGCGCATAGGTACAGCAAAGCAATAATAAATAAAAGAGCTAATATTTGATTCTAGTGTATAGCCGAGATGGTCAAATAAGAACGTTAAAATGCCCCAAGCATGCCTGTAGCCCCTATCCAATCGAGGCTCTCCAAGCATTACACACGGGTATGCGTTTGGAAGTATACCGCTACTAACAAAATCGGATTCCCGTGACGCTTGCTCCTCATCTCCCCACTTTGCGACTTTTGTTTTAGGGTAAATAATGCCTGACTGCACGGGGGGGTACTGCACATCTTGAAAATCACTCAAAATAAGGGGTCTAACGGTAGAACCTAATAATGACCGATATTCCTCAGACGTGAAGTCTATATCCCGTAATTTCTTGAAAAAGTCGGAAACACCTGATGATATGCATATCTCGATGCTTTTATTGCTAACCTTTAAGATTGTTAAATAACTACCTTTGCCAAATATCTCTCTATTCCTATATTGCAATCGGCATTCATAATTTTGATAGGGGGCTTGACTCCTTGCAAAATTATTTGTAATCCCTGCGAAAATATACTCATTTTTATAAGTAAACGGGAGGTTTATTCTTTGCGTGTAATCATTCGTTGTTATTCCGAAGTCGCCAATTTGTGAAGCTCCTAAATTTATTGCAATATCTTTATCGTCAATATCTGCTACGTCCCAGTAATTAGAAGCTAAACGCTTAACTCTTAATATATAATTGTTCATGGCTTATCTATTTTTATTTATTGATTCAACTTCTGTATAATTAATATCTGCCCTTCTTATATCTTCAACGGTAACATACGTCTTTCTTTTATTAATCGAATCGGAAATAATCTCGCCCATTTCACGAAAAGACTGCCTACCGATAGCCTCGCTGCTATTTCGTCTATAATATCCACCGTCTGATGTTGGGGTTATTCGCCCTTTAACAAACGGCACACCTCCGCCAGCTTCATTTATCAAGCTTGCGAGCTCACGTAATCGCGGGTTACCCATGCTTTTGGCGTTTATTATTGCTTCTCCTTGTTCAGCCTCTATAAATGTTCCGCCTTGAGAATGCTTTTTACCTCCAATCATTCCGCCTCGCGCGGCTGTTGGTAATGGTTGTGCTGCAATGGTGGCAATCTGTGAAGCACCTATCGCTGCTGCTACTGCTGTTAGTGCAATCGTGGATATGGCAAAATCTCCCTTTGGAACTTCCGCCCATATCTTCAAAATGGCTAATGCGGTATTTAATGTCGCATTCATTATGCCAAGTGCCTTATCCCGTTTAGCCTGCTTAATCGCTAGGTCTTTCTTCTTCTTGTCTAGTTCCGCATCTGCCTTTGCAACACCTTTGTCGTATTGCTCCTGCGAAATTAAACCTGATTTTAGCCTACTCTCTAATGATTGCTTCTTCTTTTCGTTGTCCTCCTCATATTGCTGCATCTGAACATTCTCAGCAGCTTTCATTATGTCGTTAATAGCATTAAGAGAATCCATGACCATCCCGCCATACTGGTCCACATAATCACGTGTTATTTTTATTGTCTCTTGTTGATGACGAGACAGCTCATCTGTTAATGCTTGATTAATTTCAGCAATTTTCTCTGCATTATCTTTTGACAACGCTAACTGCTCGTTTAAAAAGGCTACCTTTATTTTATGCTTTTCATTTTCGCTTTTGTAAGTGTTAGCCTCTTCCCGATTCATCGCCGCCAAGTTCTCATCGCTATTCGCCTTTCTTAATGCAGCCTCTGCCTTGTATATCTCCTCCTGAATTTTCGATTTTGACCCCTCATCTGTTTCTGATTCCGAAAGGCTGCGCAATTCTTCAAGCCTTTTAATCGCCATCTCTTTTTGTATCTTCAATTTAGCTTTTTCATTGTCGCTAAACTTCGCCAGCTCCAGAGCAAATTCATCAGTCAAAGATGTATCGATGTCTTTTATTCTCTCACTTAGCGATTCCTTCCTTTTTTGTTGTAGCTCTTGGATCCAAGCCTCTTGCAACCGTTGCTCATACGTGCCATTCTCCAAAATGTTTTTCTTCAATTCTTCAAACCGCTTCTTTTCTGATTCAGAAAGTCCGCCGTCGGCGCGCTTAATATCCAAGCTCATATATTCTTGCTCCAGCAAATCGTTGTGCTTTCGCAAAGAAGTAATCTCGTTAGAATACTTTTTGTTAGTTTCGGAAATAACCTCTTCATCATTCTTTTTGATGATTGATTTAATATTCTTCAGCTCTTCTTCATAACTATTTTGTAAGTTAATCGCTCGCTGTTTGTCGTACGTAACCTTTTTTTC